TGGACTCTGGCAATGCGTTCATAACTGCTACTACTGCTTTGTCTCTTGCGGTTTCAAGAGAATTGAAATTAATACTCATGTCGCGCTCGCTTTCTTTATTGATAGTGTTGATTGCCTTACTACATAGGCTGGCTTTGCTGGCACCACTTTCTCTGGCTGTGCTTTGTAACTACGCATCCCCCATTTGATTAAGTAATCTCCAGCAATAGCCATGCCGTTGTCTTTCATTAATTCTTTGATCTTGGTCTCGTGCTCATCAATCTCTGCTTGAAGTAATGCCATTTGCTCTTTGTTAGCCAAAATTTTTTGAGCCCAATCACCAACCGAATGGCCAAGCGGCACAGGCTCTAATTCTTCTGTTGCTTTTGGCCAGACGCGATCCGCATCTTTAGAGTCTTGTGGTGCGTAGTAATCAATGCCGCCTGTCTCTTTCCAGAAGTCCAACTTTTTCTGAAACACTGTGCAAGCCTTGTCGATCGCATCCAAGGTGTCCTCGTGCGGGGCAAAAATAAAGAGCCGAAGCTCTGTACCTTGATAAAGGGTGGCAACGCATCCCCATTTGGCTTGCACAATATCCATTTGTGCCTGGAGCTGTACCGGCCCTCGCCACAGTGGTGGCACTTCTTCTGCTTTGACGGCGGTGAGCTTGGCCTCTAGCACTCCTAAACCATCTAGAGTGATAGAGTCTTGGCCGATGACATAAATCCCCTTTGCCGGATCAGTCGTAACTACTTGGCCTGTACCCATGCCAGTGCCATCCAAACTGCAACAGAGTGGCAAGGCTTGGTGAAAGCAAGCATTTGGGTGGTCTAGCACTAAGTCAGATAATTCAAGTCGCTTAGCGGCCTCTTTTAAGATCAAAGGCTCTAACTGGTTGCCCCAATCCATAGACTCATTGGTACTGTCCTCGCGGACACCTCCTTGAAGTGCATGGATTGAGTACAAAAGCTCGTCATTAGCTGACCGATACTTAGACAACCCCATAACGGCCGGGAGACGGCTCGCCGATAGCATAGTGTCTGGCGTAACCTTGCTAACCATGTTGCATCTCCCTGGCCTTGACTCTGCCCTCAGCGGTGATACGCCAGACGGTTGCAAAGCGGCCATGCTCTGTCTTGCGAGTAAGTCCTGAGTCCTCAATCAAACCGTTTTTAGTCAACATGACACGCAACGGCCGATAGCTGTCGCCGCTTAGCTCGGTAAGCACTTGCCCCTCCTGGTCAGTAATCCCCTCCCAGGCTTTTGAATAAAACAAATCCAGCAAGGACATCATTCGAGATGAAAACTTGGGAGCTAAGGCGGCCGCAGATGCCCTACTCGTTTTGGAATGGCGTTGGTGCGGTGGATAGGCCGCATTAAAGTCGATCGCGTACTGGATCATTTTTCGCCCCCTTGCTCATTGCGAGCCGCAAGATGGCGAAAGGTTGCCCACTTCTCTTGATACCTAATGTCCTCGCTTGGGGGCATCCATCCAAATTTTTTTAATGTCAGGATGACATTGGTCTTGGCTGACGGTATGTATTTACGATTGATGTCTTGGGTAATGAGGCTCATAGCGAACCCCCTACACCAATCACAATAACCAGAAAAGCAATAAGGCTTATTGCGCCAAGGGTTTTTTCTAAATTAGTTTCTGTACAGTAGAAACCCTTAGAACTTTTATTAAAATTAAAAATACTATAAGTATTTTTAAACAATAAATTGCTTTTGTCTGCTACACAACCTATTGATTTTTCTGCGCTTATAAACCCATTAATGATTATACGCAGATCAGAATCAGGCTTTTTTCTTAACATATTGATTTTGCTCATAATGCTCCTCGTTTTATAAGTGTTAATTGCCTTTTACAATCTTCAAATGTCTATTTTTGTTTACCTACTACATCTAGTCATAGCCGTTTGAAAGGCTTTTGGCTTTTCTCATGGCTTGTTCGCTACCTTTTTTGTCGCCTCGTAAGGCTAATTTGGATCTATAACTCTCGATGGCAAAACGGCCAGCAGTAATACGCCAAATATCCGGCCGATCATCGTAATACGCAATTCTGTGCAACTCCTTTGTTAAATCTTCCAGCATGGTTGCCGCCCACTTAACATCCTCAACGGTCAAAACTGGGATGTCCAAACGGCAGTTCAGACCGCGACCAACTCGGTTGAAATACTTGGCCAATTTTTCACGCTTGAGATTGTATTCGCCATCCAAAGGCTTAATTGACTTCACTCGGTTATTCATTGATCGTCTCCAATTTGTTTGGAAAACTCTTTGTCAATCAAATCTGCTTTGCGCTTTGCCTGATTATTATTTGGCATATTTTTGTGGCGCAAATACATAATTACACCGAGCTGTCCAAAAATGGAGATCAATACAGCAATTACTATGACAGTTTCTTGGCTCATAGCGTGAGCTCCTCATTTAATGCGTTTCATTAGGTTTGCTACCTGACTAGCGTACCATTCGCGGTTACCGCGAGGCGTCTCTACGCCCCTAGACTCCAATGCCTGGGCAATATCGCGCAATGTTTTAGCGCCGCTTTTCTTGATAATGTCGCGTACTACTGGGCCAACACGCTCAGCGTAGGTATCAGCTTTTTCTTTAATAACCCTAACGCCAACCTTGGAACCAATCATTGGATCGGGAGCGCCAAGCTTAACGCCCTTGCGCTTTAATGCGTCAAGTGCTGACTTGGTACGCTCACCAATTCTGCGGCCCTCATACTCGGCAAAAACGGCCATCATTTGTAAAAATGTACGGTCTGCCTCTGGCATATCGGCACAGATAAATTTGACATTCGAGTTCAGCAACTCTGAAATGAACTGAACATCACGAGCCAAACGATCGAGCTTAGCTACCACAATGGTAGCCTTTTGCTTTCTGCACAAATCAAGCGCTGACTTGAGCATTGGTCGATTGGCCAACTGCTTGCGTGTGCCTGATTCGATCTCGGTGAACTCGCCAACTAATTGCCATTTGCCGCCGTTAAGAAATAAGCGAACAGCGTCTTGCTGTGCCTGTAAACCCAATCCTGACTGGCCTTGGCGGTCAGTGGACACGCGGTAATACGCTACGAACTTCCCACTGTGTATTGCCATATTTAAACCTCCTGTATCTCGGTGGGTTGATTAAGTTCTGACAGTATGGGGGAGTCAATATCCTGTTGTCAAGAATCCAAATGGTATTTTTGTACTATTTTTACTAGGTGTTTTCCCTATGCGCTGACCACATTGCAATACCTTGTCTGGACTTGTACAGTTACCACTGCGATATACCTTTTGGATTATGTACATGAATAAACCGACCATGGTGCGTTTGACGCCACAGACTAGAGAGCTGTTAGAGCGCGCCTCCAAGGATCAGCGCCGGTCAATGGCCAGTCTTATTGAGGAATCAGTCAAGGTCTATCTATTGCCTAAATACGCGCCAGTCAATGAGCGCATTACACGCTTTTTGGGTGGTAAATGAACGGCAGAGGTAAACGAGCCAAGGGCGCGGCTGGCGAGCGTGAGCTGTGCGCCCTACTCTCTGATGCGTTTGGCACTGTGGTCAAGCGCAACCTTGGCCAAGCCAGAGATGGTGAGGATGACATCACCCTCCCCCCATTTCGCATTGAAGTTAAACGCCAGGAGACGCTCAAGATCGAGCCATGGTGTTTACAAGTCGAGGCCGCGGCAAAGCCTGGAGAGATCCCTGTGGTGGCTTTTAGACGCAACGGCAAGCCCTGGCGCGTAGTTCTACGCCTGGATGACTTTATCAAGCTTTCAAGAGAGGAGATTAGTGACAAGGGGAACTGATATTGAGCTCCCCGATGGCCGCGTGGTGAACAGTTACAGCGAGGAATGGCGCTGTCATTGCGAGGCCAAGTGGGTGTTTAAGCGATTTAGGACTAAAAACACCAGGCAAAAGTACCTAGCCGAAGTGTTTAAAGAGCGTGGGCAAAAGGGTTACGAGCAGTTATACGAAGAAATGATGCGGATATGGAAACACAAACAAGGAGAGGTCACGCAATGAAAAAGATTGCCGCTGTACTACTGACAACATTCTGCGTGTCAGCTCAGGCCGAGGTGGTGGCTTATATCAACAATAAAGGTGGTGGCCGCATCGTATTTACCGATGAGGCTTGCATTGTGGGCAAGAAAAACTACGAGCCACTGCGCCGAATGTATGGCTATACCAAGGATGGCACCAGTTCAGACGGCTGTTGGGCTATTGAGCACGAGATGGTGGTCGCTGTCTGGGAAAACGGTGAGAAGTTTCGCTATACGCCGGATATGTTGGTAATCGTCAATCGCGATAAAGGCTCAAACCTATGACTATCAAGAAATCTGACTGGGTTGTGTTGCGTTTGATCTATGACATTGAGCAACCGGCAATCTTGACTTGCGAACAACTAATGGCGTTGGCTTATTTGGTGGACACATACGGCGACAAGGTGGTGCGTAAAGCAGTGCTAGAGCTCCACAGGAGTTTTAAATGAGCTCCTGGCTAATCATTCTGACTGGCTTGATCTACGGCTATGTGGCCATCGAGCAAGGATTTAAAGGTAATACCGCAATGGCAGTCGTATATAGCGGTTACGCATTTAGCAACATTGGATTATGGATGGCAGTGAAGTGAACAAAAAGAGACCACAAGACTATAAAGACCCATTAAAGAGACAAATGACTGAGATGACAACACAAGAGGTGGCCGACATATTGGGAGTAAGCAAGACGGCCATTATTGATATTGAACGCAGAGCATTGGCCAAGGCTAAACGGATTGTGAAAGCCAGGGTTAAGCAAAACGACATCTTGCCGGATTGATATGAGCGCCCTCTTGAAACCGATTGACAACATCGTGGAGTTCAAGCTCCCAAAGAAACCTCGCATCAAAGAAAAGGAGTACGAGCCGTACGAAAAAGCGTACTGCATTACTCCATTTCGAGCCGCGGCCGACAAGCGATTGCATGAGGGAACACTGCGCGTGCTGATGATGCTGTGCTCGTACACAAACCGAGCTGGCATTACATGGGTTGGTCAGGCCAAGATTGGTGAACGCCTAGGCATTACCAAGCAAGCAGTGAATAAGCAAATGAAACTCTTGCAAGAGCTCGGATACATCGAAGTGGTCAGCAAAGGATTTAGAGCTGAGCGAGCCAACACCACAAGAGTGATCTTTGATCCCAATATCAGTGCTGAGGATGCGATAGCAATCGTCTCACCCAAAGAGGATGCTAGACCTCCACACATGATCGAAAAGGAGATGCGTGAGATGGAGAAACAGTTTGACAACCAACGAGAGCAAGCAAGGAAAGGATTTACTGAGATGGTGCGAAAGATGACAACAATTGATGCAAACAAGATCGACACCAGTGAGAAACCGACTGACTCGATCACTGTGAGAGAGATGAAACAGAAGATTAAAAAGGTGCAAACCAAGGGGAAAAAGACTGTGGATAACTTATCTCATAGTCAACTCCATAGTCAACCTGATAGTAAACCTCTAGAGGTTGACCAATTGGTAACTGATAAGGTAGTTAGTAAGGTTATTAATAAAGATTTAATAAACAGTTTAATAAATAAAAATATAAAAACTTATAAAGAATTAGTTTGGTCAACTTTCAAAATTGAAAGACAAATGAATGAACAAGATTTGAAAGTGATGACTGAACTGGTTGAGTCTGGTTTGACTGAACAGATGTGGACAGATGTTGTCACTGACATTCTGCAAGCCATGAAAGACAAGCGGCAAGATCCTCCTCATCGCATCGGTTATTTCAGAGATGGACTGATGCAAGCTCTCTCTGCTAGTCACGAATACCTCTAGGAATTGATTAGAGGCATCTAGGAGATGAGATCAATGGCAAGGATGAGCAAGGGTAGCCAGTGTGCACGATCGTTCAATACAGATCGTTTAAATCATTCTGTACAACAACCAATCGTTCGTATGGATTTCGTACCCCTTGTACAGAGGTGTGTGTCTGAGGCGCAACCCAGTCAGTGTAAACAAGTCTGGCAAGGGCTGGCGGGTCTGTCCGATTGGAAAACGACCCTTTGCCCTCCCCCCTATTTCCCTATGGCGTGGGGTGCCCCTCCAAAATTTTTCTCACTTTTTTCTTAAAAACAAAGGAGCACTTATGCAAGAGGCATTTTTAATTCCTGACAACAGGAGTGGACTCGAAAAGGAGTTGCACGACTGGGTAAAGACCAAGCTCCGGCAAGGTCACTCCCTACACACCGTTACGCGGACTCTGATTATCGAATCCCAAAAGTTACATGACACAGC